AATGGCGGTATTAACGAAGCTCAATCAAGCCTGACTATTGGAACAACATACTTTGTCGGTAACACTGGTAGCCTTACTACGACTAACAACGGACGCAAGATTGGCAAGGCTATCTCTGCAACCAAGATACTCGTTAATTCTAACATGAGCGGTGATGAGATGAACGCATACCTTGGAGGTCTGGTATAATGAAGACTATTGTAGAAACAACAACAGGCTTATCAAAGTATGTCTTTGAGGATGCGGCAGAGGTAGCAATGTCTAGTGATAACATTGTTACGCCCAACTTTATTATTGGTGACTTGAATAGCAACAACTCAACGATGCACGAAGGCGTAACACCACCAGAAAACTGGACGGGTAATCGTTACACCTTTGATGGCACTACATGGACAGATAATCCTGATTGGGTAGACCCTGCGACACTTGAAGAGGAGGGCGAGTAATGGCTAACTTAACAGACCTTATTGTTTCTTCTGCATCTGGTGGTACATTCAGTGGAGGCATTGATGTTGGTGGCGAGCTGATATCTGACAGCTACAACGAAACCTACGCAGCCCTCTCTGGTACATCCCCAGCGGTCAACTGTGAGAGCGGCAACGTGTTCTCCCTCAGCACGTCAGGCAATACTACCTTCACATTCACTAACCCTCCTGCATCTGGCACAGCTTATGGCTTCACCCTCAAGGTCACGGCTGGTGGCACACATACATTGACATGGCCTAGCTCTGTTGATTGGGCTGGTGGTACTGCACCTGACGCACCTGCAAGTGGTGAGACTAACGTGCTTGTCTTTATTACTTACAATGGCGGTACTACATGGTACGGCTTCCAAGCTGGGGCTGCATTAGCGTGAGTGTTATTAGTAAAATTATATCTTTAGCCGCTGCGGGTTCTGGAGGTGCTACAGAGTTTGTGCGTATTGGCGAAGGAACTCAGGGAACTTATAACTATAACGAGTATCAAAACTCTGTCCTGCGCCCTGACACAGGAGAACTTATTGTTTACCGTAATCGGAGGAGTTCTGTAGGTTCAGAACATTATCTTGAGAAGTATACACCTGAGTTGGAGTATGTGTCCGGAGCTAACGCTTATTTCTTGGTTAACAGCGGTAATATCAATAGAAATCAGTATGGCTCACCAAAGTGGTCTTCTGACCCTGATTATGGCTATGATGTATTGGGTGGGGATGGGGCCACTTACGCTGGGCCTGTTAAATATGCTGACTTTGCAAATAGCACAGTAAAACAACAGAATGTTGGTTATTTGTATAATACTAGCAGCTACATAGGCCGCACAACTCGTGCTTACAACATTGGAGACCGCACCTATGTAGTGAACTCAGCGCAGGGCTATGGTAGTGCTGTAGGGTCTTTCAAGCACACAGCCACCTCGGGCAGTACCACCGCAACTCAACCTACAAACCCCGGACATGAAAACAATTATAACACTCAATTTTTTATTGATGTTCAACCTGTCGATCCTACGTCTCAATCAACGAACCATATAGCAATCCATTCTTCCAATTATCACACGCAGTTTTATACCTTAAATAGTTCGCTTGAATCTACAGGAAACGGTTGGTCACTAGGATTGGGATCAATACTCCAATACTGGAGTAATATGTGCATACAAAGTTCTGCTAATACTGCGTGGGCATATGACGTAAATAACAAATATTTACATCGTTATAACTACTCAACCAATACCCTAACCTCATACGAAGTAAATTATCCCGGCTCTGGTAATCCTACAGGCGTGTCCTGTTACCTAGCACTTATAAATGGCTACCTATACTTGCAGTCTTCACATCGTTCTCACGGTATGTTTGTCATTAAAATTGATACTTCTAACCCTACGTCTGGTGTGCAATCCAAGTTATTTGCGGATACGTCAGGGTACGGCGCTCCAAGTAATAACTATGTAGCCAATCAAAATGGTTTTTTAATTGAGGGTCCAAATGAGTTTCACGGAACCACGGACTTAATGTATATAGGATTTTCTAACTATACTAATAGTACTGGTAATTTTATGAGGACTAATATGGCTGTTTGTACTTGGGATAACCTTTCTCAGATAGCAAGTTATAATAGTACACTGTCAGTTGCGAACTCTACAGTGTCACTTACCCAGCAAAATCTTGGTGGTCAATCTGACAGTGGATTTGGTGGAGATTTATATGGCTCTCAAAATATCAATGCACCAAACACGAGTAGCCCTGTCTTTTATCTTACAGGGCCAGACGGTCTCAATGTCAACACTATTAGTGCAATATAAAGGAAATCTAAACAATGCACGTTAAAATTACAAATGGTAACGTAGACACATACCCCTATAACGTAGGGCAACTACGCCGTGACAATCCTAACACTTCATTTCCTAAGAAAATACCTGCTGAGATGCTTGAGAGCTATGGTATATATACTGTTGTATATACGGATACGCCCAACATTAATGACCGCACTCAGAAGGCAGAGCAAGCAAGTACACCCTCTTTGGTTGACGGTGCGTGGACTATCGGCTGGACTACATCAAGCAAAACCGCTGAGGAGACACAGGCGTGGGACGATAACGCAGCTGCATCTAACCGCACTAAGCGTGATGGCTTGCTGGCTGATACTGACTGGACTGGTATGTCAGATGTAACTATGACTTCTGAGATGACTACATACCGTCAAGCTCTGCGTGATATTACAGCTCATGCTAACTGGCCTAACCTCGAAGACGCCGATTGGCCTACTAAGCCATAAGGAGTAGGACATGGAAAACATTAAACTTCCTATTGCCCTTGTTGCAGCTATGGCTGTTCAGCTTGCAGGTGGTGTATGGTGGGTGTCTCAACAGGCATCTACTATCTCTAGCTTAGAAGAGACTGTCAGTCAGCTTGGCTCACGTATGGCTATTGAGGACAACATTAACCTTAAGCGTGATGTTGAAGGTAATGGCATAGAGATACAGTACGTGTGGGGTGACGTAGAAGAGTTGTGGGATGAGCTTGCCTCTATGACTTTGGCTATAGGTGAGATTAATAAGCTCAAGCAACGTATAGCCGTTATGGAGAGTGAACTACGTTACATAAACAGAGACCATAGGGATATGGCTAAGTAAGATGATTGATCCATTTACAGCTATGGCGGCTGCTACTACAGCCTATAATGGTATCAAGAAAGCTGTATCTGTAGGGCGAGAGATTAGTGCTATGACTGGCGCAGTGTCACAGTGGTCTAAGGCTGTCAGTGACCTAGACTTCTTAGAGGACAAAGCTAAGAACCCTCCTATGTACAAGATGTTTAGTGACAACCAGTCTAACGCACTGGAGATATGGTCACAAAAGCAGAAGCTCAAAGAAATGCGAGAAGAGCTTAGGGCGCATATATCTTGGACGTATGGCCCTAGCGCCTGGGAAGAGATAGTACGTATAGAAGCCAAGCAACGTAAAGAACAACGTGAGTTAGTCTATAAGAAGCAAGAGTTCATAGATAACTGCATTAACTGGGCTGTAGGTATTGCAGTAGCATTAGCTGGTGTAGGCGTGTTAGTACTGTTTTTATTCTTCTTAGGTGTACAACAAGGTAAGTGGTAAGGCTTGACAAGTAAGTCAAAAACTGTTATAACTTGACTATCCTTTACTCAATAATAATAGGTACTAAAGAGCATGGGTCAAACAACAATCACAAATGAAGAGCTTGAAGCTATGCTTGACCGTGCAGCCCGTAAGGGTGCGAAGGAGGCATTGGCTTCTATTGGCCTGCTTGATGACTCCGCACAAAAAGATATTACTGAGATGCGTAGCTTATTAGAAGCGTGGCGTGACACTCGTAAGTCTGTTTGGAATACAGTAACAAAAGTAATAACAGTCTCTATACTCACCTTTATAGCAGGTGCAGTATGGATGAACTTAGATAAGTAAAGGTAGGTTAAGAATGTCCCTATTAAAAGTAGTACAGACTGTAGAAAAAGGCACAACCTATAGTCCAGGTGATAACCCAGAACTAGATGCGGCTATTGCTTCTAATGAGGCTGGTTTGGGT